TCGCTCAGGCCTACCTTTTAACGGTGAGCCTGGAATCATGATATCTCTCCCCGTTTGAACGGTAAGAGGTGACCTATTGACATCAACTACGTGGATAAGCACCATTACATAGACGCATGATTTTTTGTCAAGTCATATAGTAATGTCTCAGGGTAGGGATGTTAGGTTCTTGGAAGGGCACCTGACAGCGAACCCAAACGAAAGGGTAATATATGATGCACTAGGTGCTGATAGAAAGGTCGCGATTAAAAAACGGTTAGTGGATGTTCTCAAAGGAGTAGACGGTACAAAAAGACCTGCAACTAAAAAGGGCGCATACAGTGACCCGCCTATCCCGATTACTACCGACGCCGATGCACATGAGGATCTTTCAAACGAGATTGTTCTAGCTCAATATTATTATCATGATCCCACTAGATGTGAAGAGGATTTTGAAACTCTTGTAAGGGATCTTAATACACTTCTGGCAGATAACACTATTCTTGGTTACAATAATGCAATTGACAGAGTGAATCGATGCATTGAGGGTCGAGCCATGTATGAGGTACGTAGTCAGCAACAGCCGAGTGATCTTGGACACGCTACCATGATTGCGCTTCTTCGTTTGCTTGTCAGAGAGTTAACGGCTGCCAGAGATACAGTTCCTCTTGTCCCAAAACGAGTTGTTCTCTGGCAGTACATGAAGTCCCCAACCGCCACAAAGGGGACAATCTATAACTTTACAGTTGAAAACATAGCTCTCACTCCCAACATTCAAACTCAGCCTTTCAATCAAGCTACAATACCTGGGTATGAAACTATAAAAAATAATCGGCTCGTGACAGCTAATGATCCAGATTATCAGGCAGCGGTAAGGCGGATGAACGCGGCGGCACTGCCACTCGGTCCCCCGGGTGGCAGGAGAACAAGACGTCGTGCGTTCAAACGACGCCCAAAGCAGTCTCGTAAAAGAATGAGTCGGCGAGCGTAGCGCCGTCCAAAATGGATCTTCTTTTCTCACTCAAGTAGAAGATGGGCGTGCCTGTAAATTCAATTAGATTCGTCTCCTGTACGGGAAACGCGATCCGGGTTAAAGTCCCGGCTGGCACAATCACAACATCTGTAGTTCAGTGGTAGAATGCGCCGTTGCCATCGGTGTGACTTGGGTTCGATTCCCGGCAGATGTAACCTTTTTCTTTTTGACCTTCGAGATCGAAGTTCAAACAGACATCGGATTCTTTTCCATTTATCAATATAGATGGCGATCAACTATACCGGAGTTTTCCTAGATGATGCCTCTAAACAAACACTCCACAAAAAGTATTTTGATACAATCCCCGAAGGCTGGAAATGGAGTGGTGACCACATGACAATTGAGTATGGGAAAAATACCGAATTGCCGGAGATTGGCAAGGAAGTGACTCTCACCGTTACACAGATTGGTACGAGCAATGATGCATTGGCGTTGAAGGTTGATGGCTACAAATTAAAAAAAATAGCACACATCACCTTGGCATACAAAGACAAGGCGGCGAGTAGCAATGATATCACTGAATGGAAAGATACTGATCAATTTACCCTGACAGGCAGGGTAGGAATACTGTATCACGACGGACAACCACCGAAAATCTCTGCGGGTCGTCGCAAAACACGTCGTGCGGTAAAGAAGAATACACGCCGTAGACGGCGGGCTTGAGGGCGTCTAAAATGGATCTACCTTTTGACAGCTCAGTATCATCTCACGCCAGTAGTTCAATGGTAGAATGCACCGTTGCCATCGGTGTGACTCGGGTCCGATTCCCGACTGGCGTATTTTTCTTTTTGATCTCGGAGTTCAACGCATCGCCCCAAGAGTTGACGGGTCATACACTTGAGGACGGTAGTTTGTGAGCAGCGGTGGACGGTGCTGGTTTATCTTGCTACCCGCCGTCTTCAGCCAGGAAATCAACAAATATTTTTCGTCAATCACCCATACCATGTACCCGCCCTGAGACAGTGTATTCATGATGTATTCGCGGGCTTCGGTCATTTGGAACAGGGGATATCCAAAGACGTAGGCGGGGATTTCAAAGACAACATACGGTGCATTGGGAGAATGAATGGCTTGCTTGCGGATCTGACCGTAGAGCTGACTTAGGACGGGTCTCATGGCGCGCATGCGTTTTTCACGACGATCTTCTTGTTCGTCCCATACATCACGGGCTTTCAGCATCCTTACATACTCATTGTAAGAATGTTTCGAGCAATTGCCCTCGGAGGTGGTGGAGTAAGAGGTGGAATGATGGTTGGGGGACTGGCTGCACTGGAAAAAATACAACCCCTTGTGTTTCCAGACGGGATCTATGGCTGTTCTGCCGGTGCTGTTCTTGCAACTGCACTTGCATACAAGATTCCAATCGCTGGAATCCGCCTAATGTTTGAGACGGGGTTCAATCTGTCATCCGTGATTCCGTCGATTAATCTGACATCCATTACGTCATTCACTACGCAAAAGGCTTTGTTTCCGATGGATGCATTTGAAAAGGCTGTCTTGACGGCATTTGATGAACAAGGCGTTGATCTACGAAATGCTGTCATTGGCGATGCGCCACAGAAGTTGCATATTCTTGCTTCGAATCTCACAACTCGGAGGTCTATTTTTCTGACTGGAAATGTACCTGTCCTTGCCGCCTTGAAGGCATCGTGTTGTCTTCCTTTCGTGTTTCATCCACCCGTTATTTTCAACAATGTATATGTGGACGGCGGTGTCTACGCACATAACATTCACAAGGTGGTTCCTCCCGAGTGTTTGGTGTTTCATATCAGTCGCGCCGAGTTTAATATAACGCCTGAGCGACTTCAAACAATGTCGATCACAGACTATGCTGCAACATTGTACGAGGCAGTCAGAACAGAGTCACAGCCAGATAATGTTGTGTGGTTTAAGAATGATCGGATTTCAATCCTTCAACAGCTGACAGACGACGATAAGAAAGAGTTGTTTGAATATGGATATGCGAATGTCTCACGATTCATTGCCAAACGTCTGCCTGAGATAGTCAGTTAATCCAGCGGCAGTTGGAGTCTTATCGTATGTGTAGAGTCCCGTAGATGTCTCAAGCTTGAGGGTCGGGTATGCATCAACTTGATACAGGTCGGATGTTTCGCGATCCTTCTCTGCATTGACGCGAATGAATGACACCTCGGTTGTTCCAAATGTGCGAGGACCCGCTTCGAGCTTCTCCCACTCAGGCATTGCTTTGATACAGTGTCCACACCAGTCTGTGTGGAAAAAATACAGGTTTGCCTTGTCCTTTTGGACTTCGCGCTTAGGTGCTGACTTCAAGTACGGCTTCCACAGTCTCCATACGAGGTAGACGATGAGAGTAAGTGCAAGAACGACTAAGATTGTATTCATTACTTGAGAACACGAGAAATTCTACGTTGCAACTCAAACCAGCGCAGATAGGCTTCCTCTGCACTAACCTTTTCTTTGATCTGTATCCACGCAATGTCCGTTGTCATTCTCTCGGGTTCAAATGGACGAGGTTGAATCTTGATCCAACGACCATTGTGGCGCACTAAGAAAATGGAAGTTGTTTCCATTACATTCTAAGTGGCAGGTAAGTGGTAAATGGAAGGGGTCGCATCAATCGTCACCAAGGGTATCCTGGCAGTCGTGGGCAACTACGTGGTTCATTTTGCAGCATCAAGGGTCTACGACGCATTCTGCGTCCCTCACACACTGGGAGAAATCGTGTACACTCTCGTCTCTACATCAAGTCCGGTCTGCGTTCTCGCTCTGGGCACAATGCAGCTAACACAAAACAACTACGGAACGTTGCTGACCACAACGTTGGCGTCGCATCTAGTCGCTGGGTTGAGGGTCACATAACGAGCTTGTCCGAGTGGTTAAGGAGACAGTCTTAAGATCTGTTGGCGAAAGCCGCGTGGGTTCGATCCCCACAGCTCGTATCTATTTATTTTTTGGTTTACCTACACCCTCGGGAATCCGACCAGGTTGGCACCGATTCCGAATCCGGCACCGGTACGAGCCGACGCACCTACGCTAGGCGCATAGATATCCAGAATGGCGAACGTGGCAGTGGCGACGAGGGCGATCATTCCAACCTCGGCAACCTTGAGGGTCTTGCCAGGAAGAACGAATGCAGCAATCGCCACCGCGAGACCCTCGAGGAGATACTTTACAAGACGAGTCACCAGGTCGGCAACATCAACGCCAGCAGAGGGGGTGGGCTTCGGCTTAGAATCCATTTGTTTGGTTCTATAGTCCGAAGATTTTTTACATGCCACCCGAATAGACCTTGTAGGTGACAAGCGGTACACCAACAGCCCACACCGCCCACCAAGGAACATACAGGGACAGGTACTGCAGGATCACGAAGAACACAATCGCGTGGATCGCCGCAGCCGTCAACCCCGAGCCAAGAGACAGAAGGACACCCGGGGACAGCAGAAAGAAGAGGTAAGCGGTGGTAAAGATGTCGTACATTTATGTTCTTGCGGAGAAAGGACTTTCAAAGGAACCGATGAAAAGAGTAAATGCCTCGCACTGAACTCCCTAAGCGTGACGAGGATGGACCGATTGACTACCTTGACGAGGACCCGGAGATCCCGACCCAGAAGTACTGTGTGGTGTCCTTTATCAGTCCCGAGAAGGTGATTAAGCAGAAGGAAGAGTTCATGTTCGAGAAGTTCGTTGCCTGGATGGACTACGAGTGGAAGGTCAAGGGACTTGAGAACTTCATGGCCTTTCTGTCTAAGAAGTACTCTGTCAAGGTTGACGATCTGCTGAAGGATGCATCTGACTTTGTATCCGTGCGCAAGGAGGAGATCAAGAAGACCGATATCCACGAGCAGTACCAGATCTTCCTGCTGAAGAACGAGAAAGAGCTCCAAGAGACATACGACAACACCGTGGACTTCCGCACGAACATCCGCGGTGTCAAGGTCCGTCGCTCGTTTGCCACGGTGGAGGAGACGCAGATGTTTGCCAAGGTTCTTCAGCGTCGCTACCCGAAGGACAATCTGTACATCGGTAAGGTGGGTGCCTGGCTGCCGTGGGATCCCTCGGAACACCTGATGCCCGAGGTGGAGTATGCCGAGAAGGAACTGAACGAGCTGATGCGCAAGTACAAGGAGAACGAGTCCAACAAGGAGCTCTTCTTTGCGGAGCAGCGCGAGGAGTCGATCAAGGCGCAGAAGGAGGAGAATGAGCGTCGTCGCAAGGCAAATGCCGCCGAGAAGGCGCTGGAGGATGCAGCAGCGCCGGTACACCCGAGTGAGGGTGCGCACCGCGAGTAGTTATTCACCCCCCGTCTTCTTTACCCACACGGAAGGTGGTGCATTCTTCTTCCTCATTGAAGTCGAGTTATACTCGTCGGCGGCGAGCATTGCGGATTGGAAAGGGCGGTTATCGTTCCACAAGGAAGAGTCGCAAAGTCTGAACGGCGGGTGCTCAGACGCCTTGTACCAAAAGACCTGATCGTCAAGCTTGTTGGAGGATACGTTGTTGCAAATGACCAGTCCTTCGTAGTTTTCTGTGCACTGATCCATAAAATCACAAAACATCTCGAAAGTAGGAAACATACCCGCGTAATTCTCGTAAATCCTACGACGATTACCTAGGATATTCTCACGGAGAATGAAGACAAAGTCCACGTTGGTACGCAGATTTGGTGTGATACCGAGTGGGTACTGCATGGTGATGATGGTCAGCATATCAAGGTGACGACCGTTCATAAAGACAAATCGAGTGGACTCTTCATTGATCCACTCCTTGGCTGCATACAAACAGTCGTCCAAAATCAGGAATGCCCGAGGATCAAACGGTTGTCCGCTTGCTTTGGATTTCAGGAATCGCTGTTTGGCTGCAAACTGGCGCTTGATAAATGCCTGTACTTTGGTAGGCTCATACTTGTCATGAATTAGCTTGGAAGGGACAAAGGCTTGGAAATACTCGTTCACAGCTTCTGTAGGTGAAATCACCATCCCCGCCGGAAAGGAGTCCTGTACGTTGAAGAGCAGGTCACGTGCCAAGAATGACTTGCCCGTGTCCTTCTTTCCAATGATCACGATCATAGGACTTTTCCGCGAGTCCATTCCACACCGTTCTTTGATCATGTCCATATTGAACTTCTTAAGATTGAAGTTTTGTGTCATCTTGTTCTCACCGTCGTTTATTTTTCTGCATTCATCACCGAGACATCTCATAATGGGAAAGGATTTGAGAACCACATCTGTGCAGATGAAAATTCATCGTATGCCCAGACTGGACGGATCCGCGTGGTCAATGAAGACGATGCAGTCGTTCTTTCCGTGCTTGGAGAAGCTCTTCAAGACAGACAACTTGGCAAATGTCAGCGACTACGGTGTAAAGCTGGAGCACCCGATTGAGGCGATTGTAGATGCAGGTCATGTCAAGGTTCAGGGACAGACAATTCCGATCCATCGCAAGACAACCATGATTCTGTCGCCGTTCAAGACGATGCGCGGTGACTATGGTTCTTTTGGTCTTCCCCATCGGACGGACATTGCCAATGACATGCAGGATCGGATGCAGAGTCCCCACACAGCCGCCTATGTGGGTGCGATTACGTCGATCGCCCTGTCAGAGTCTGGATGTGATCATTTCCCAACAGTGTATGGTGTGTACATTGGTCTTGCTGGGTCTCATACGATCGACATCTCGGATGACTACGAAGAGCTAACAGAGAAGGGATGGTTTGCTGATCGGATTGGCAAAACGTTCGAACTGAAGCTGAGGACAGCAGGTCACGATGCCGAGTTCAGTCACACACGCCGTGCACGGGTAGCCGTTGAAACTGCAGAAGACATTGATCTCGGCGATGTGGATGAAGTGGATGCAGACCATGTAAGCAATCCGGATAGAGAAGGGGATGTGGAGAAATACGATGTTGCATCGTCCGGGTCCCCCGAGATGGAGGATGAAGAGTCTGAGGATGACGATGTATATGATATCGAGTCGTGTGGATGCTCAGACGGAACCAACGACGACGAAGGCGAAGAGGAGGAACCCGAACCGTTTGCTTGGGCTACGTTTACAAATGTGCCTGTGGTCACAACTGTTATGGAGCGTTGCGAGGGAACCTTTTACCAGCTAATCAAGGAACACCCCGAACCCGAGAAGCACACAGCTTGGGTTTCCCAGGTCGTCTTTGCTCTTGCGTATGCTCAGCGTAACTTTGGATTCACGCACAATGATCTCCACGGAAACAACATCATGTATGTCAAGACTGAACAAACACACTGTTTCTATATACACGCCGGAACTCCCTACAAGGTTCCCACGTTTGGCTACCTAATGAAAATCATCGACTTTGATCGTGCAGTTATCAACCTGCGACTGGCGGGTCTGAAGGAGCCTAAGATGTTTATCAGCAACCAGTTCCAGGAAGACGAAGAGGCGGGAGGGCAGTACAATATGGAGCCTTTTTACAACAACAAGCATCCCCACATTGGTGCTTCGTCGTCGTTTGACTTGACTCGCTTGGCTACGTCGATCTTCTGGGATATGTTTCCCAAAGGACCGAAGCATGAAGTCTCGCATCCGCTGTTTAGTATCCTTTTGCAGTGGATGAGACAGACGGATGGATCCTCGGTGATGTTTCGTGCAAAGATGGACAATCACGACCGGTATCACGGATTTGATTTGTACAAGGCGATTGTGAGGTATTGCGTAGATTCCGCGGTTCCTAAGAAAGAGATTGGTCGGATGATTCAGTACCGCGCGACACCCTCTGCTGCTCAGTTAGGGGATGCACTGATGATTGAAGCTTAGCGTCCTCTAGAATCTTCTTGTCCCTTTCGGCATCCGCCCACTGACCATACGCATAGTTAATCGTCTCTGTAGGGCGGTTAAGATAGAAGAGCGTGATGCGTGAGCAGGCTGTATGGTCAACTCCCAGCCAAATACCATGTAACCCTGAAAGTTCAACCAGTCTCCCTGCAACACGAACTACGCGCGACATATACTGTTTAACTATGCGCAGCTTAAAACTCCCTATTCATCGGCGTGAACTATATATGCTGGAATCGTTCGTTTGCGTTCTAAATAGGCTGCAACAATGCGATGAGCACCATCTAGTAAAGTATAGGTTCCCCCTTTCAATACGATCCATATGGGCAATGTATCCCCTTGTTGCCGTATTGTTTGCCTATGATGTAAAACTGAATCCAAATCTGCTTGCCCTCTAGGACGGTTTTCTTTGGGGTATGGATTGCTCGAAAGACGTTTTGTATCAAAGTTCTCTAGGATTTTTAGTTCCGACACTGGAAACCTCACGTACCGACTATGAAAAAAATGGTAATACATTGAGGATTTCTTTGTTTTAAATAGTTTCAGAGTTACAGATGTATCCACTGAATCTTGCAGTGCATCCATTCTATCCTTAGTATGGATTAAAACTCCGGTTTGCCGACGAACATATCCTGAGCAGAGGACGCCACAGTCTCGGCAACATCCGTTACCGTCTCGGTTCCCAGAGAATACAGAATACCGGTTGCCAGGACTCCCGATCCACCGGCAATCTTCCCCAGATCTGTGTAATCGACCGGCTGTGCCCTCGCACGGCGATCAAGTACATACAGGAGTGCAGCAACAACCATGACAACGCCAACGATCATACCAAGTGTCTGGTAGTCTGTCATTTGCTTTTTGAATGTGGATTGGTTTAGACATAGTTAGACGCACTAAAGATCCAGCTTCACGACACCAGCAGGCTTGGCGGCAGGCTCCTCTTCATCTTCGGACAGGTCGAGCTTGATATCCTCGCCCATTGTGAGGCGAGGGCGATCGTCCTCCTCCTCGTCTTCATTGTCTGTCTCAAACTCAACCGTCTCCGATTCACCAAATGTCAGGGAGGGCCTGGGCTCCGGCTTCTTCTCGGGCTCCGGGACAACGGGTACGGCGGCGGTGGGGCGAGCCTGGAAGTACGCCTTGCTAATGTCCTTCCACGGGATGAAACTATCGATCACTTCGTCCAGGGTTCCACCAAGCATCGCCTCAATGTCGCGACGGTTACGAGACTGCTGTTCCGACGAGACATCGATGGTCTTGAACATGTACGCGTTTGACCAGCACTTGCGAGCGGCTGCCTTGTACAGTGTGAAAATGAACTTGCCCAGCGAGGGACGATCAAACTCAATGTTCACGTGCGCCTCGTCGGACTGCTGCAGGGACGCAAACGCACGGATGTAGCTAACAAACACGCCCAGCAAAAGATCGTCCATGTACTCGCACTTGGACACCTTTTCGATACGGGCAACCTCTGTGTTTAGGATCTCATCCGTCCACTGGGGAACGCGGGTTAGAAGGTTCTGGAATGTCTTCAGGGTCTCACCGGGCTGCTTATTGCGTACACAGGCAACCTTGGCATTGTCGTAGATGCTCCACAGACCATCTGCGACGTGAGGGATGAGAACGCGGCTCAGGTTCTCACGAAGGGACTGCTTGACAAAGTCGGTGCTCATTTACTTAGACAGAGCGAAGAGTTCAATGTTAATACGGACGCAGATGCCGAAGTTTGTCTTGATCTTGATGGTCAAGAACGAGGAGAAGATCATTCGGCGATGTATGGAAGCCGTTGAAGGGTTGGTTGATGCCTACGTGATCACTGACACTGGATCGACGGACAAGACGACCGACATTGCCCTTGATTTCTTGATGACCCACGAGGGCTGTCTTGAGGTGAATACGTGGAAGAATTTTGGTCATAATCGTAGTTTGAGTTTCCAGAATGCGCTCGGATATTGCAAAGCCAAGGGATGGGACTTGACAGATTCGTATGGACTCTTGCTGGACGGGGATATGGTCTTTGTTCCGGGATGCCTCAAGGATCAGAACCTTGGTGATCTTGGATATACGATACTCCAGATAGCCGGAGATCTCGAGTATCCAAATGCGCGTCTGGTCAGGATGGATTACGACTGGGTCTGCAGGGGTGTTACTCACGAGTACTGGGATGGACCATGTGCTCACCTTTCAAAGGACATCTGCCATATCAATGATCGAAACGACGGTGGCTGTAAGGCTGACAAGTTTACTCGTGATTTGGCACTCTTGACAAAGGGTCTTGAAGATGAACCAACGAACGTTCGGTATATGTTCTATCTTGCACAAACCTACCATTCAATGGGGAAGCACGAGGAGGCAATCGAACACTACAAGAATCGGATTGCTGCGGGTGGTTGGTTCGAAGAAGTTTGGTACTCGCACTACATGATTGCAAAGTCCTATGGATCTCTGAATAAGCAGTTTCTGTTTGAAGAGTGGGTTGAGAAAGGATATGACTATTATCCTGGTCGTTCAGAGGCGCTGTATGCACTTACAAAGTATTATCGGGAGAAGGGTCAGCCATACAAGGCCTATCACTATCTTCAAAAGGGCAAGTCAATCCCTATGCCAAAAGATTCCTTGTTTATTGAGACGGATGTCTACAATGGATTGTTTGAGTATGAACAAACGATCTTAGATTACTACGTGAAGTCGGATGTACGCGAGGGTCTTCATAGCTGTGTTCGGTATCTGTTGAAGATGGGGCATTTCAAAGACAATGTTATTGGTAATCTTGTGTTTTATGCAAAGCCACTCTCATCCGTCCGCACTCGACTTAAGCTCCCTGCTCCGTTTGGCGATGAGTTCAAGCCATCTGCTGTTTCGCTAGTGTCGTATCCACTTGCAAATGTCCGCTATGTAAACTACGTCGTGAAAGACGGGGCGTTTATTGTTCCGAACGGACTCTCACTCTGTGAGAATGCATGCGTCAATCTATTGACCGGGGACGTTCTTATCAAAATGAAAGAGTCAACTGTGGGTCTCCCAACCACATCGCACACCATTCGTGGACTTGAAGATGTGCGCGTGTATTCAAATGGAGATGGTCAGCTTGAGTTCACGGCAACGGTTCATAACTACGAACAAGATGTGATTCGGATTCTTCATGGCGAATACAGTCTCCAGGGACACTACGACAACTGTGCGGTTCTGCCATCACCCACCGGTCGTAGATGTGAGAAGAACTGGTTGCCGATTCCGAGTACACGTACGTTTATTTACGAATGGCACCCCTTCACGATTTTGAATGAAAAAGGTGCTGTCATAAAGACCACCCCAACACCTCCAATGTTCTCGCTGTTTCGGGGATCAGCTCCACCGATTCGCATGGGGGCACACTGGTGGGCGCTGGTTCATATCGTGTCCTATGAAACAATCCGCAAGTATTACCACTGTCTTGTTGAACTGTCTGATGACATAAAGCCTACGAAGATTACACTGCCATTTGTCTTTGTGGATCCGGGCATTGAGTACTGTTTGTCCATGCGGAGCTCAGGAACAACGCTCTATTGCTACGCTGGAATTAATGAGACGGATGTATCTGAGTTTGCGATTCCTCACACCGAGTTTACATGGGTTTCCCTCTAAAAGAACATGCGTATAGGAGTTCTCATCCCAGTGTGTAGTCGTGCCCACGAGTGGACTCGATTTGACGAGTGTTTTTTGGTAACTCACTTCTTACCGTCTTTTCACGCTACGAAGGGTGCCCACGAGTACCGTATATACATTGGAGTTGATGACAATGACGAGTTTTTCTTGAAGCATCGTGGTAGGTTGGAGGAAATCGGACTCGTTGTGATTCTGTCCGGCTGCAATCATGCGCCTGCATGGGCTTGGAACAAACTTGCGCAAGTGTCGTATGACGCAGGCGATGACTACCTTTTTCAGATTGGCGATGACGTGATTCTTGAAACGCCTGGGTGGACAGACGTATTTATCAAAAAGCTGGAGTCCCATCGTAATCGTGGTGTCGTGGGTCCAATCAATCCCGTGAATGCCGCTCTGCGTGGCGGTCAGAACTTGATCATTGAAAACGCTTTTGTCCATCGCAGCCACCTAGAGATCTTTGGATCCTTCTTTCATCCAACGATTCGGAACTGGCATTGTGATGAATGGATGACTCGTGTCTATGATGGGATCTGTTCTCATACGGCGAACGAGATCACGATCCGAAACGGATGCATCGATAAGCGATATGCCATTGAATCGATTGACATTCGAGACCGTGTACGCGAAGGGAAGGCTATCCTGCGTAGGGAACTAAAGGGCTGCTTCTCCTTCTGTTTGTACGGACCGTATACAGACAAGTACTACCGAGGTCTGGTTGAAAATGTTGCTTTGATTCGCACACACTACCCGAAGTCCGAGATTGTTGTATATGCTTCACCGGAGGCGGCGACTTTCGTACAGTGTCCTGACGTGACGCTTCATGTCACTGGTGAACATGGGTCTCGCAATATGGCCTATCGATTCATTCCTGCACTTATGTCGGACTACGATTTCGTCTGCGTGCGGGATACGGATAGCCGTATTCATGCGCGCGATCGCTGGTGTATTGACACATTTCTGGATAGTCCGTATACTGCCTACACGATTCGTGATCACATGTGGCATGCTTACCGGATGATGGGTGGGTTATGGGGGTGTAAGGGGTCCATTCCTCTTTCTATTGATCTTCTTATGTCCAACGTTGCAATCAGTTCCGATGGATACACGATGGACACGACCATCTTAGAGCACATTGTCTATCCTCTGGTACGTGATACCTTTGTTGTCTTTTCTCATGTACCCAGCGGAGTGTTGAATGACCCAACTGAAAAAGTATGGGTGATCGAACACCCTGTTGTGAAGGATGAGTTTTGTGGAAATGTTGTTCTGTACAGAGACGGCGCTCCCTATCACGAGTTTACTCAGGTATAGAGCTGACGCCACGACTCATTCAGTACCTTTGTCTCCACCAGGATTCCCTTCACATCCTCGGGTGTGATGGTCATCGGAAGCTTGACCGCCTTGTAGAACGGGTACGTCTTGGCAGTCTTCTCATCTGCAATCCGGAGGAGATTGATACGGGTCACCAGCGTCTCCACGGCACGGATCAGGACACGCACGCCCTCCTCTTCGCTCGAGTACTCGGAGATCAGGAACTTCACCGCTTCCTCCGTGATCTTCAGATCCTCCTTCATATTCAGACGATCCAGGATCTGAGGCCACACATACTGGGTGAGGATCGCCTTCTTGTCTGCAGCCGTGTATCCCGAACAGTTGACAACCTGCATACGGTCCTTCAGAATCGGGTGGATCTTTGTCTCGTCATTGAAGCTAAACACAAACAGACACTGACTCAGATCAAAGTCAACCCCCGCAAAGTAGCGGTCGTGGAAGTGAGAGTTCTGCGACCGGTCTGTCAAGTGAATCAGCATGGAGATGATCTCTTCGCCGTGTGCCGTCGTGGAGACCTTGTCCAGCTCATCAAAGTAGATAACCGGGTTCATGCACCGAGCCGACATGATCGCATCGGCAATGCGCCCCCAGGTCGCACCTTCGTAGGTATAGGAGTGACCCACAAAGTTTGCCGAGTCCGATGCGCCACCCAGTGAGAAGAACTCGAAGGGACGCTTCAGCACCTCGGACACACCGTGACGGGCGAAGGACGTCTTGCCTACTCCCATCGGACCCTTGAGAGCGATCACGTTGCCGACTGACGTGGGGTTGGCGATCCACTGAGCCACAATCTGCATGATCTGTGCCTTGGCGGGTTCCATTCCGTAGACCGCCTTGTCCATGGTAGTCTTGGTATCCGCAAGGAACTTGGAACAACCGGTCCGATCCTCGGTGAAGCTGACCGGCAACGGAACAACCTTGCCAAAGGGAATGCGAAGAAATCCATCCACCCAGGTCTTGAGCTTGTGAATCTCCCCACCATCAGCATCCATCTCATTCAGAATGTCAATCTTGCGAATCACGGATGCCTTGAGGGCGTCTGGGATCGGAAGACCTAGCACACGGAACTTGTAGGGAACCTCGCCATCGGATACCAGCTTGGCAAGACCCTTCATCTGCTCATTCAAGCGCCGGCGCTTCGACTTGGACAGGTCTCCAAAGTAATCCTCTTCCTCCTCGTTGAGACGAAGTGCAGGCTCATCATCGTCTTCCTCACGGCGGTCGCGACGACGACTTCCACTCCGCTGAGTCTTGGGAAGCCGTCCGTGGTCAGGGCGGACATACTTGTCCATCAGGTGGGCGATGAAGTCGTCCTCATCCTCTTCGGACTCGTCTTCACTCTCTTGGTCGATGTCGATACGGGAGTTTCCCTTTCCAGAGAACTGGTGGATATGCAGCTTAACCGACACCTTGGCACCCTTGGGTAGCTTGAGAGTTGTCTCTTCCTCCTCCTCTTCGGTCTCTGACTCCTCTTCGGCTTCAGACTCCTCCTCGGCTTCAGACTCACTTGGCTCAAAATCAGAGTCCTCCTCGTCGTCCTCCTCTTGCTTGGTCTTGAGAGTGTCATCATCTACCCATACCACAGGAGACTTACGGCTGCGAAGATTGTATCGCTTAAGAGGCATTCTTGCTGCTTCATAACATTTAAAACAAAGTAGTATCCATTTTTAATGGAAGACATTGTGAAGATTGTCAAGGACCTTGAAGACGAGAACAATCGGATAGCCGCCTCGGATCCTGGAACAATGACAGCATTGGGGGTCGTCCGTGCATTCTTGAAGAACCATCCCGTGATGTGTTATGGTGGTACGGCAATCAACGACCTTCTCCCCAAGGAGGACCGGTTCTACGACCCAAAGGTGGACGTGCCCGACTATGACTTCTTCAGCAAGACCCCTCAGGCACACTCTGTTATCATTGCAAATCAGCTTAAGGCCCATGGCATCAAGGCAGTGGAAGTCAAGCCGGGCATGCACATTGGCACCTTCAAGGTGTTTGCTGACTACACGGGTGTTGCCGACATAACCCATCTGGAAGACATCATCTTTGACCGACTGTGGAAGGAGGGTGAGGTGCGGAACAAGATCCACTATGTGCCGATAAACTTTCTTCGGATGTCGATGTATCTGGAGCTTAGTCGCCCCCGTGGAGATGTGTCTCGTTGGGAAAAGGTGTATACGCGTCTGACCCTCTTGAACAAAGCACATCCAGTGACGTGCAAGAAGGACCCAGAGACTGAACGCACAGAACTGACGGAGGAACAACAAAAGGGCGTGATTCGTCTGTTGCGGAATGAACCTGTTGTTTTGCTGGGTGTCAGCTCAGCTCAAATCCATCTTGATCAAGTCTGGACAACTCCAATCGGTCTTCTTGCTGATGGTCCCACAATCGAACGACTGACAGCCGGCGAAAAGACAGAAGTGTATGAAGAGAGCGACATTCTTCCAAAGCGTACAACGGTTCTGGATTCAGCGGGCAAGAAGACACTGTTTCGGTTCTATGAGACAACTGCGTGCCACAGCTATCACAAGATGCAGAATGGTGTGAAGGTTGCTTCGATCCCAACAGCTCTCCAGTTCTTCTTTGCGTATATGTACTCGGGTGCACACGAGGAGAAGCTGGCGAGTGTACTTTGTATTGCTCAGCGGCTGGTGGAGATTGCCAATGCAAAGCCCGAGCGGAGGTTTGCTGTCTTGACTCCCAAGGAATGTATTGGGATACAAGAAAGTTTTATCGAGATGAAGCGTGGCAAGGCCGAGCTGTTGCTTGAGCTGAGTAAGAACAAGTCATCCAAAGAATATTTGGAATACTTTTTTACGTATAATCCAGATGACAAGACTGGAAAGAAAAAGGTAAAGAAGCAGTTGCAGACCTTGAAGGAGATTACACCGGAGGAAACTTCCCGTTCTTCCAAGTGAGGACAAGACCATTTCCGTTATACGAAAGTCCGGCACATGCAGGACACGATGCACTGCCCGTTACGTTTGACGAAACCTCCTTGACACCCTGGAGGAACTGAAGGTATACGTCATTGCCGTTGGGGATACGAGGGCGAACAGCGTTAGGCGTAGACGAGTTGAAAAGCTGGTAGATTTCACGTACCCGATTCTGTGCGTCTACATCAGATGCGTCGCGAATACGCATTCCTTGGATACCCGAAAGCGTCGTACTGTTTTGACCACCTG